GGCAATGATGCTTCTGAACGGACAACATTAGATATTCTAAACTCGTCAATATTTTTATCTAATGATGTTCCAGCAAGAACCGCATTACCAATTTCAAGAACGCCAGACTGATTCCCTGTTCCAGTTGATAGACCAGTCTTGTTTCCCTGACCGACAAGACTTCCATCAACATAGAACTTCACATTGTTCGACCCGAGAGAATGGTCGTATGTAACAAAAATTCTATGCCAATCAGTATCATTCGGATATACAGCGGCAGGTGTCGTATAGTTTATTGCGTATGTGCTAGAGCCACCACGAAGAACCAATATCTGCATAGACCTGTCTGTGTTTATCCATATACCAATGCCTTGCCCAGAAGAAACACCCGTTCCGAAAGTAGAAAAGAAATAGTTCCTTGCAGAAAAAGCCGTCGCCTTATACCACAAATCCCACGTCCATGTTGGATATGCGTCAAAATTGTGCATATTTTTAAAAGTTGCAACAGTCCCAACACGCACCTCTCCAGTAGCCCCAGTATCTAAAGAAGCAGTGCCAAAAATCTTTGTTGCCTGACTTGTTATTGCTGTGCTGTGTGCTGTTGCTGTATTTGCAGATCCGGCACAATTATCATCAGTAAATGTAATCCCACCTTCAGACCCATCCATGTGCATTAACAACAATGTGTTTGCGTCACAACCACCTTCACCCTCTGGAATAGAATCAATATTGACATAAGTGTTTGCACCGCCAACAACATCCAACTTACCCTCAGGCTCGCTCGTCCCTATCCCAACACTGTCGCCGGAATTGGTTAGATAAACTGTGCTGTCTGTGGAGTTGCGTGTCCAGCCTGTTACAGACTGTATCGTTGATATTGGTGTTATTTTATCAATCTCACCGCTAATAGGATTAATCGTAGAATCATCAGCAAGTTGAGCAAAAGATGTTCCGCATAACAATAATATGAATAATGATAGTATAAAACTTCTCATTAAAATAGCTCATTATATCTAACGTATGTTAATGAAGCCCTGCTAGTCCAGTTTGTGTCGTAGTTGTTCTTGCCTGATGCGTATGTCATAGCACCAGTAGTTGTTACTAGTTTACGGATAATCCAATACCCGTTATAAGACAGGAAACCGTAGTATCTCGTCGTTGTTGATTCGTCAACGTCTGACGGGATATATTCTCTTTGTGGTGTAGAAAAAGCACCGCCATAACTAAATGAAGGGTCGAAAACTGGCATAGACCACCTTGTTATTTAGATAACTTCTTGGTCATTTCTTCGAGAATGCTTTTCTGAAGGTTCTTTCTATCTTCTGCAAGTTTCTGCATGGCAACGTCGCAATCGTTAGATTTAGCCTTGTAAAGTGCAACTAAATTATCTACCTTCTTGCGGTCATTGTCAATAGCAATCTTAGCGTTTTCAATCTCTTTTTTCTCTGCGCTTAATGCAGACTTTTCTTTAGCAATCGCAACTTTCTCAGCCTTAATCTCTGCACGAAGATTCTCGACGGTATCATATTCCGCATATTTAGCTTCTTTTGCAAGAATAAACTCATCGCGCTTATCCAAATCAGCTTTCTGCTTCTTGGAATCAGCGATCAGAAAGTCCAACTCCGCAGACTTCTTTGCGAACTCATCTGCCTTTGTGTTCATCTTATCCAACGCAACTCCCAAATCATTAATAATCTTTTCCATTTCTTTGACCCTTTCTATTGACTATCTTACACTATTAATATTAATATTGCTAGTAATATTTATATTATTTTATCTTACAAGTTCATAACCAGCTTTCCCACCAACTCCAAGGGTAGCACCTGTAATACCCCATCCAATACCAGCCTTGATAGCCTTAACAGCCTTAACTGCGTTCTTATAGCCACCCATCTCTTTTATTGTCTGCTCAGAAAGCAAAGCCTTAACAGCCTCTTTACCTTGCGCACCACCAAAGTCAGAGTTAATTGCCTCTAGGGTTTTATTGAACTTAAAGTTGTTTCGTATATTCTTCCAAGGCTCTGCAACCTTCGCATAATCAGCCCTAATATTAGCCATTTCTGGGAATGCTTCTAACTGTGAAGCACGAATATCGCTTAAAGTCTCAACAATATCAAGAGTATTTGCACGGATATTCGGTGGAACTTTAGTGTTTATATAGTTAATAATCTCCTGCGTGTCTTTAAGACTTACATTATCAGCCAAATTTGGGTCTTTTAACATTGCAGATAATTTTGGCGATTTCTTGAACACATTCCTTGCTTCTGGAGTTAGGTCTGCATTTCTTGATATGAGATCGTCAACTATACTACGAAGAGATATTGTTTTGTCTGGATTTGCCTCGGCAAGAGCATTAACGTCGTTCTCCCAAGATTTTGTTGCAGCCCTCTTGATTCCAACAAACTCTTTCTGTATATCTCTTGCGAACTTATCTCCTTCTTTACCAATAATAGCCCTCTTTGCACTTCTGCCAATAAGTGTTTTTCCAGCAGCGGATGCTATTGCACCACCAACTTTTGAAGCAGCTCCAATCGGAATTAACGACCCAACCCCATACCCAACACCCTTCACTGACTCGGCGGTTGACATTGGTATTGACGTTTTACCAAAAGCATTGAAAACAGCCTCAGATCCACCCATTGTGGCAGCATTTATAGCCTCATTAATGCCACCAACAATCTGACTAGCTGCAAACCCAACAGGAGAAGCTTCAAAAGCAAGCCTCTTTTTTTCTTCTTCAAGCTTTTTAGTTGCTAGACGACCTTCTTCCTCTGTTCTAAACATTGGGTCAATATATTCAATGCTAACAGGGCGATTTGATGGCTCGTCGATATATTCTATTGCCATTACTTAACCCTCGCTTTCCTACCGTTAATCATAATAATTGAGCCAACAGGAAGATTTGCTGCATTAGCCTCTTCTTCTGAGTTAAACGCTGGGATGTTCTCGTTTGCAAGAACCTTACTTGCTATTGCTTCCATCTGATTTAAATATTTTAATGCGTCAGACTTATTCATTGTTCTTTTTAAAGCAGTCGATGCGTCTTGTAATACTTTCAACTCTTTCTCGCTTAACTGCCCAAAACCCGTTGCTCCTGTCTTGCTGGCATTCTTCATTTCAGACATAAGATCGACAATCCTTCTTGAAAGGAGTTTATCGACATTCGCTTCCCAATTCACCCTCTTATCTCCAGGGATTGACGGTAAAGCACCCCAAATACCAAAATTATCTATACCGTTTTTAATCTCTGCTATTGTGTCAATCGTATCTTTAGCCCCATCAACAACTTTCTTATTCTGTATTTCTGCCAACTTCTGTGATTCCTGCAGTTCTCTCTTTGATTTAATATCAGATGCAGATTCTGGTTCTAGCTTGCTAATAGACATATTTCCAAACTTGTCAACAGAATATACGGGCTTGAATCCGTCTGGTATTCCACTAGACTGTTGTGATAAAACCCTCTTAACTTCCATTTCATTATTTACATCAGCCTCAATAGAGCTTGATCTAAGTTTCTTTCTTGCTTGAGTTGCAACTTCAAACTCACTGTCAGAAAGACCAAGATTGCCCATATTCTTTAGTAAATCAACATCACTGATATTTCCAGATATATAACCATCAATGGCTTTTGCTTTTTTGTCTGCCTTTTCAACATCAATTCTTGACTTAATTTCAGTCGGAGATGCTGTTCTAATAACAGTTTTTGCAGAGCCATCAGAGCTAATTCTAATCTCTGGAATTAAATCTCCGCTTGAACCAGCATTAGTCCCACTCATCTTTGTATACATATCAATAGCAGCCTTACTCTGTCTTTCAGCATCTCTCTGCTTCTGAACCCTCTGCTGTTCTTCCGAAATACCTTTAGCCACGCCTTCAGCCAAAGACTGCAAAACAATACCCGTAGTATCAGATGCCAATGCGTTCTGATGTTCCAGTGCTGCTCGTTGCATAAAAATATCGTGTAGGCTCATATATCTCCTTATAAAACAGTGCTATTAAGAAAAGTTGTATTACCACGATTTGTTGTAGAATTAATAAATCCATTACCGAGACTACTTCCACCAGAAAACATACCACTAAATAAATTTCCAATACCACCAGTAAAAAGGCTTCCTATGCCCGTCCCAATTGCAGAACCAGCGCTATTTAAGATTGTGCCAGCCAATTGACTAAATCCAGATGGACTTTTTGTTGTAATCGAACCCATTGGATTTTGCCATTGATTATTCATTAAACCAATTCTAGTCATGTTCTCTTGCTGTTGACGCTGATATTCAGAATAAGCAGCTTTAGCCTGTTGGTCTTTTAGCAATCTTTCAATAGCGGCTTGACTTGCTAATTGATTATATAGGTCAGCTTGTGTTCCTGCAAGATATTGTAAGCCCTGCGCTCCTTGTAAAGCCCTGTTCTCACCTTGATTAAACAACTGTGCTAGATAACTAGCTTTCTGATTCTGTAAATCTTCAGCCAAATCACCCTTTGCTCTCTGTATACCAGTACCCATACGAGAACCAGTCATTGCCGCTTCACGATTAAGAACGTCTGCTGATTCTTTACCAGACTTTGCCAATGCTTTGCTAAACGCAGCATAACCGCTCGATGGGTCGTCAGGATTGAATGTATTATTCGCCATTCTTGAATATACTCCTCTAGCTTGGTCTAAAGAACCATTAGAGAATAAAGATTGAAGTCCTGCAAGAGCCTGTTGTTCTCCTGCTGTCTGATCATAATATCCAAGATTACCTGTATACGCATCACCAAGAGTAATTCCACCACCAGAACCAGTGGATGCAAGGCTCATTAAAGCCTCAATAGATGCCCTCTGCTGTGGCGTGTAAGCACTCATTGGGTCATACGTTGTAGACTTAGAACTAAAGAAACCCATAATTCGCCTCCTTTAAGGCAGTTTGCTTTCAATCTCTATTAATGTCTGACGGATTTTAGTGAAATAATCACTAAGGATTTTATAGAACTTTGCTTCTTCATTTGTTTTTGCTACAGGAAATATAATATCTGGCGGTATTTCAATATTAGCCATTATTTCCTCATCTCTCTTGGCATATAGCCAATGATGAACTGTTTAATGGATAATGCTTCATTAAGATTATTGTTGCTAAATCTGAAGCGAATTGTTGACGCAACCGCATCAAAATAAAATATATCAGGGCTATCAAGGCTCGGATAAGAATCCGTAAGTGCCATAGGGCTGTTAGTCATTTCAATCCAAGTATCGCCTTGGTCTATTGAATATTCGACCTTAACAGAACTTCCCTTAGCCCATAATTCTAAGCGAACAAACCTTGCAATCTGTTGCTGACTTGCTTGATAGTCTTTTGTTTCCCATTTTGCTTCAACGGCAACTCCGTTATCATTTCTTGTTGTATCAGAAATTGCGTATGTATATCCGTCATATGTAGAGATGTTAATAACATCAGAACCTTTAGCAAGACCAGCACCATCCCAACGAGATGTTACTTCATCCCATGTCGTAGTTCCAAAATCATCCCAAGAAAGACCGGCAGTAGATTCTCCAACCCAACAAGCGTTTGCTTTTGACCGAGTATCCTTCATCACAACGCCAGTTTCATAATTATACTTATAAACTGTCTCGCCACATGAATCAGCTCCGATGGGAATGCCAATCCAAACTTCTTTCTTGCTACGAACAAGGATAGACCATGCTTTTTTCGCATATTCTGCGTTGATTGAATCACGAATCTCCTCATTAACCTTCTCTGATAGCGTTCTACAGTTCACGCCATTAAATAAATATAAACCGTCTTTTGCTAAAAATATCTGTTCGCCAGATGGTAAATTTTGTATTGACCCATTCGCAATAGTTCCAACGCCAGTTGACTTTCTATCGAACTGAAAGATATTTGTGCTACTTACAAGATACCCTAAGTATATAGAACGCTCCTTATGAACACACAAATAGTTTCCAAACAAATTCAGACCAGTAATAGATTCTCCATCTTCAACAAGATCGTTACCACCAGCGTTACCATTAACCCATTCTTCAGGATTTGCAGTATCAGACCATTGAACTCGCTGACCAATATCCGTTCCACCACCAACATTTGCGCAAACAAGATATGTTTTAAACTCTTTAATAAATCTAGCAATCGGAGGAGTGCCGCCCAAATCTTCGCAATCACCTGTTGCATTCCATTTCTGTATGGGGTCAACTCCATTGGTAATACACAATAACGGCTTGCCAGAAAGAAGCGGTGTCGCAAAGCTAATTAAATCCGTAGTCGTTCCAGTTAAATCATCACCTGTAATATCTACCCACGCAGTTGATGCAGCGCTATATCTTTCAATCTTTTCACGACTGACACGGATGTTATAATTGACATCTTCTCTGGTAAACTCTTTACCGCCAAGAATCTCTTTCTCAGTTCCACCAACCTGTCCACCAACGAGAAGTGTCCCAGTCCTCTTAGCAAGAATTCCCCTAGACAACTCAAAGTTCTCGCTATTTCTCGACGAGTTATCAGAAATATATTCTGAAGGCTTTGAAATATCAATACCTTCAATCAGCAAAATACTTCCTGTGTTTTTCTCACGGATAGCCATTTATGCGGTTCTTTCCCAAACATATTTGACGATATAAGGCTGGAGGTTATTATGAGCCGTATCACTACCAACAGATGATGTATTTGCGTGTGATTGGTTTGCCCCTGCGAGTGCAAACGCAGAAGCGCTTGTTGTTGTTACATTACCATAAGTCCCAACGCCTCCGCTGGCATTTGCGAAGCCTTCAATGTGTTTGTGCGCGGCTAATTCTGCCTCGGTAAGGACATGGGTTTTCTCACCACCAGTTTCATTAAGAGTATCAAATTCTGTTTGTGTTCCATCAATACCAACAATAACTTTACCAGCAATCGCAGTCCATGTTCCGATACCAAATAGCGTAGCAGGATTCGTAGATACACCAAGTGTAACAACAGAGCCGATCGGATATACATGATTTAATATTAAAGACATTTGCGATAGTGTGCCAGATCCAAGTTTTCCGCCACTCGTCAACTGAACGTCGTTGTCGTCCTCGTCAGTATATACAAGTTCCGGCTTACCAGAAACTGTCTGCGCACCCAAGGCACAATATCCAGTTGTTCCAGTTCCAATATCAGCCTGTTCTAATAGCGTCAACTGCTTATGCTTACCGCAATCATCATCCTGACCGCTAGTAGGATATACATGGTCAACCTCAAGAATCTCACGGTTCTGGACTTTGAAAGTCCTAATGGCATTATCACCAAGAGCGATTATGTCCGATCCTGCTGGGCTCGACTCTGAAATTCCGACGGTTGGTAAACTCATTTTTTAATCTCCTGTGTCAATGCTCTTTCTAAAGACCATTTATATGATTGAACTCTTTTCCAAAGTGTTTTATATCTTATGCCATATTCTTTTGCCCATTGTGCAATAGTTTGTTTCTTTCCATTCCATTCAATGACAACATTGTCACGACGATTATTCGACTGTTCTATCATGTCTGCAAACTTACAATTATCTTTGCTGTAACTTTTATTATTATCAATTCTCTCGATTGTGCTTTTTCCATTTTTAATAGATTCTACAAAACACGACAACATATCTTTCCTAAAATTATCATAGCAAGACCATTCTACCTTGATGCCACGACCTCCATATCTATGATACTGAATATCTGACTTCTTATTGCATCTTGCGTTAATATTATTCCATATTCTTCGCAAGAGTCGCTCTGGCTTCTGACTATCTTGAACGTAATATTTCCTGCGCTGATCCTTAATAACCTGTTTGTTTGCGTCTCTATATGCTTTAATTAACTTAGCCTTACATTCACGACAATGATAATCATATCCATCAGCAGAAACACTATTAAGTGTAAAGTGTTTATATTCTAAATTTCTATTGCAGGTTCTACACAATTTCATTTCTTCTTCGCTTCTTTATAAAAAGTATGTTTACCGATATTTACCGTTTTATCACCATGCCAAGAACGAACTTTCTCTTTTGGCAATAAGAAATATTTAGCACCGCCAGTATTATCTTTTAATTTTCCTTCAACCAAATCTCTTGCAATCTTATCTGCAGTATCTTTTACTTGCTTGTATAATTTGTCTTTGTTCTCTGCCGTATAACCGTAATACTGATTCTTCTGGCTAACAATATCTAAAGCGTTCTTGTTTGTTCCTGCCATTCTATTCATTATTGTGCTTGCGATTGCCCTCATACCTGCTTCGCCTTCACTAGCACCTTCAGCCGCTAATACCTTTGCAACTTCCGTCATTATCTTATTCTTCATTGCAACATCTTCGCCCATGCTTGCAACAGCTGTTTTATTATCTTGCTTCGGAGCAAGACCAATCGTTGAGATTAATGACATCAAATTAAAATCCATGATAAACCACCGATTCCTTGCTTGAAGTATTATCAGCGTCATTCGCAATTATCTTTGACATCCCTTCAGCGTATTCATTCTTAAAATAATTAGCCTCATCAAACGCTTCCATGCCAAGATATAACTCATATAGAACGCCGGAACGAAGTATTCGGCGGTATTTATCTGTGAAAGGAACAACGGCAGTTACAGCGGTTACTTCCGCAAAACTTTCCGTTGTGTAATTGATGTGATATTTATATGTTGTTAAATCTGGGACATTTCCAAGATAGATATAACCGCCATAGATGCAATAATCTACAGGGCAAGACTTATCTACATGAGATGCAGTCGTGTGAAGTCTATCAGAATACTTCTTGTTATACGCAGCTTTACTAAGTTTGTTTAGCGGCTTTGCATATCCACTTGAATTATCAACAATAACAATATCGCCAATAAGATGTCCAAAGTCCGTCGGTAATGCAATCTTATAATCACCAACAGAAGAAATGTCAGCGACATACGCTTCTGTCTTAAACAGTTCTGCCTTCATTTGAAGCCGCATATCAGCTACAATATCAGTCGTAGCCTCATACAGCTCTGTATCCTTGTCCGTCCTCTTAAAGACACGCAAAACATAATCTTTAAATTGACTTCCTGTCATTTGACACCTATCATATTATTTACATCGTTAATTTTCTGCTCTACAAACTTTCCGTACTCATCTCTCGCATACTTCTTAGCCATTACAACGCACTGTGCAGCCATATCTTTCTTACCAATACTAACAAACCCAATCGCTCTTTGTAACCACAACCAACTTGAATCTTGATTCGCTATAAGCCCTTCATTTGATAATGCCATCATGCCAATAACGTCACCAGATTCAGTGCATTTATTTATCCTAAAAATCCAAGCCTGATCGTTCTTTGGATAATAAAAGCAATGATGCTTTAAATACTCATCAATGTTTCTATACATTGGCATGAACGTATAAAGTCGAGTTGCGTATATAACAAAGAACAAAATCCAAGCGTTACTATCAATCAATCCCAAAACGCTCGACAAGAACAACATCAGCCCAATATTCGGGAGATACATATATCGTTCTGCAAGCGGAACTGTCAATGTAATCAAGTTTCCAAAAACAGAAATCGTTATAAGCCACCACATCAATCCAAAGAACAAAGTGCTATTAATCGAATAGCCAACAACCGCAACTAAGACTATCAGAACACCAGCAATCGCTTGAGCATCAACCTTGTAAGCATCTTCCGTATCTTCTCTTATCAAACCAAATCTTTTAAACTTCTCTGGATACATCGTCGGAACATACGGAAAAACACCACGCATAAAATAAAAAGCTAACGTCTTAAAGAACAATATAATCTTTCTATCATCCCACTTGATAAACGCATCAACCTTACACTGTGAAGCCTTTGACTTCATCCACGCTTTTAGATGTCCATTTCCAAACACAAACAACAACGGAGATGCAAGTAACGCAACCCAACTTCCAGAAAGAGTCATAACAACAGGAAAACTAACACCGCTTGCTTGAAACATTGCAGTCAACAACCAGAACAATATTCCCCATGAACCAACAGAAAACGCTAACAAACAAAGTATTGCATTAACCGCATATCTCTTTCCATTAAGCCATAGGCTTACTTGATTATTACCAACATTTACTGCAAACAATAACGCCGCCGGAAGATTATTAAAAACATGATATATCAAAACGCATACAACTGTATGCAATCCAAGCGTAATACAATGGTCTAACGGTATGCTTCGTACTGGAAACTCTCCATTAAACGCAAACCTAATCCGCCTTAATATATGCTTGTAATAATAATCATTCCCATATTCAAGCCGTCTACGATTGGCAATATCGTCTACAACTATTCCATATTTCAAAGAGCGACAAAACATTAACAAACATACTGCTATGATTACTATGTAATTCATTTTTTAACCGCTAAAGGTTAATATTTTAATAGGGAGGGGATTTTTAGTCCCCTCCGTATTAAGTAATACTTATTTACCAACAATAAGAAGGTCAACCTTTGCACTGCCCCAACCTGTAGCAGCCGTACCATCTTGCTCAAACGACTTAACAGTTACAACAAGACCAGAAAAAGAAGTCTGAATATAACTGAAAGTATTGCTACACCCACCAGAAATGCTACCTACAACAGTTGTGATTTCGGAAATACCGTTATCAGCCCAACTGACAGTAAGCGCATCTGAAGCCGTCGTAATTGACAGAGCGTTCAGAGCAAGGAGCTTATACTCCCCAGCAAATTCGGTAACTTTTGTTCCCGGATTCGTAATTGCCGCCATTTTATTCTCCTTTGTTTAACTACTGCAAACCACAATTAAATTAGCTTTTGTTCCAGTAAAATCAGTTGCAACGCCACCAGCCTGTGCAAAAGATTTAATCGTTATTACAAGACCAGAAAAACTAGCCTGTAAATAACTATACGCCGCATCAACACCAGCAGATGGAGACGCAACAACAGCAAGAATTGTTGATGCCCCATTTTCTGCAAGCGACAGAGTAAGCGTTTCTGAAGCACTTGCAATAGCAAGCGAATCAAAAGCCAATATCTTGTTGTTTCCAGCAAGTTCAGTAACCCTAGTTTTAGGATTCGTGATTGCCGCCATTATGTTTCTCCTTGTTTTAAAAATCCGGCGATTACTAATCGCTATGCAACTTTCGTCGCCGGATGATTTCTTATACCTTACGCAGTTGCTCCAGTATCAACAGTTACAACGCCATAGTTCTTGCTGTTGAACATCATCTTCTGAACACCACCAATGATACCAGTCGAGATACCGACCTTGTTCTTATAGTCAAACGTCTCCTCTGTCATCTCGAAGGAATCCTTCGTAAACGCAGCACCAACTGCCTGACGACCGCACAGCAAGGAACGATACACACGAACCCCGTTGGGAGCGTATGTCGTGTTACCGGACGAGAACACAACAGAAGCACCATCACCTGTAAGCGTAGGAACATACTCGTGTTCGAACAGGATAACACCATCCCACACGCCCAAAGAGCCTGTGAAAATCGGGTTATTCTCGCCACGAACCTGAGCCTCACGCTGAGCCTGTGCCCAAACGCTAGATGATGCGTTTTTCAGATCCCATGCCTGTTTGGGATGAATAAACATAACATAGAAATCCTGACCCTTGATTCGGAGAGGACGAACACACGGACTGGCAAGCTTGGCAACCATCTTTGCCTTGCTAATAAGAGCCGTTGTCAGAACATCCGTAGCAGCAATACCATCAAGCCCCTGAGCAGCATCAGCATTGACATAGCGATAAGTATAGTCAACACCAGTGTTTCCAGCTTCAGTTGCCAAGGGAATGGCATCTGGAGTATTCGACCAAGTAGCACGACCAGAATACACTGCGCCAGTTTCATCCGTCAGAGTCGTAACAGAAACGCCACCAAGTTTCAAGAAAATCTGCCTCTCCAGGAACTCCTGCGCCCAGATAGACAGCTTCTCTTTCGCATCCTTAAACATGTCGTAGCAAGCCTTCTGACTGTCAAGACGACCCGTCAGACGAACTGCATTGCGAATCTGGTCAATCGCAATCTGGTCATAGTAAGAAGAAATCGCTTCTTCGTTACCTTCCAATTCGCTGTCACCAGAAACGCCAGCGCCAGCCAACTTAGCAGTCAGCGGAACTGTAATCGTATCGCCAGCTTCCTTCTTCAAATCTGAAAAAGTCTGAACGATGTTGTTGTCACCTTCGCCCATCAAACCATTCTGCGTGAAATACATACCATCAATCACGTCCTGGAAGAGTTCCTTCTTCCACATTTCTCTCCGCAAAGCATCAACGCTAACTGTGTTAGCCATAGTATTCTCCGATTTATTTGTCGACGCTGAATATTATCCAGCCATCAATCGTTTTTTAGTTTCTGGTTTTAACTTTCTCCATTGTTCTAGAGATAACTTTGCTGCTTGTTCAGGTGTTAATTCAGCCTCGCTGACAATTCGTTTTCCACTCGCGCCATTTACAGACGCACTACTTACTTTCTTGTTAGAGTTTTCAAGCACTCTATTGGCTTTTTCTTTTGCCTCTGGGGCAACGCTGTTTACTACTGTGTTAAATTTCGGACTAATCCGAGCAATGTTCACAATTCGTTCAACTAACATATTTTCATCAACATTATCGTTGAGAAAAGATTCATCAACTAACTTCTGATATGTTCCGGTCTTATCCTCTGTAATAATTTCTTTTGCTAAATTAGCAATTTCATTAAATCTTTCGTATTTTGCGCTTCCTATTTTCTCTGCGAACATTGACTTTGTAGCGACTTTATTACGAATCACTTCAGCGTTGTCAAGTTCGTTTGGCTTTTTATCTTCTGCAACCTGCTCATCAATGGCAGCCTGTAACGCCTCAACCGTCAAAGATTCTGGATTCTTGAGAAGTTCTTTAATCTTCTCGACCTTCTTATTCGACGAACCACCTTCAACTGCAACCTTCAACTGCTCTTTAAGAGCATCAACTTCCTTTTGTGCTTCCTGTCTCTTATGCTTATCTGTTTTCCACTTCCAGTAAAGAGCCTTCTCGTTCTTACCAAACTTCTCTACTAACTTCTCGTCAGCCTCTGCCTGTTCAAAGGTTGGACTTTCTACTACTTCTTCTTTTTTCTCGGCAGGTTTATCGTCTGTCTTAACTTCGGATTGCTTGTCGTCTGCGCCATCTTCTTTCTTTACTTCTTCTTTCTTGTTAAGACCAAATTTCTCAACCAACTCACGCTCTTGAGGAAGCATCTCACTTGTGTCAACATCTTTAGCAACTTCCTCAACAACTTCCTGCTGTTCCTCGATTGCTACTTCTCCCTCTTTTAACTGACTTTCCATCTTCTTCTCCTTTTTTGTTCTGACTTTCATCAGATTTTCTAACGGCATCCGCTAGAGTGTTCATGATTACATACATGCTCACATCTTTATCAAGATTGAACCTTTTAATAGCCCAATCGCAATTTCTACAATATTCGGAAATCATTACTTCATCTCGCTATTTGCGCCAGACTTCTGTTGCTGAACCGGCATTGCCTGTTGCTGTGCCATTATCTGATTCATAATAGATTTCTTATTAGATTCAGGGATTAGCGACAGCTCAATAAGCGTCTGGGGCGGTATCGGAACGCCCTGCTGTGCAAGTTCTTTAATATCAGAGAAGTTAGACATCCTAATTGTCTCAGCAAACGCACCCTCACCAACAGAAACGTCGTATTTAACCAATTCTTTATTATTAAGAATAGACTTAATTACAGTATCTGCAGTGTCTGTGTCAACCTTCGTAATTAAATTACCGTTCTCATCTGTTATTGGCTGACCAATCTGAGTCTGAGGATATTCCAACATTGTTTCACGCTCTAAATCCGTAATCTCGTTGTCATATCCATTAGCAAGTTTATTCAAACCTCTCTCAAGGATAAGATTTACAGGAACGTTAAAGTTGTCATAAATGAACGCACTACCCAATATCTTCTTTGCACTATCAAGGGTAAAAATGTCGCTTAACTGAGAAAGAATAAACTTCCCAACTAGCTTCTTTGTAATGGCAAAATTGTCTAACATCTCCTGTATCATCGCAAGCCCCTGCCGTTGTTTTAACAGGATTGCACGACCAGATTGTGATTGTGATGAGTTTGCTAGTAGGTCGGGATTAACACCAGAGGCTTCTTTCAGGTCTTGTGCATTTTCTGCGGCGAGCTGGCTATGACCCTGCGACAACGGCATTGGGGTAATACGACTAATAGGCTGTGAATTAGGACGACGCTTAATAACAATACCTGGAGACGAACCAAAGTTCTTTAACTTCTCTTCTTCTTCCGTCGACAACTGATTTTCTTCAATCTCAAACCCAGAATTTGCAGACGCATTTAAATGACGAAGTTCTTGTGTGCGACGCTTGTTATACTCTAAATTCAAGTCCTTTAGCCCACGAACAACACCTTGAATTGTCAACGAAAGATCGTTTAAATCTTCTGTAGTAAGCTCGGCAAAGAACGGAATTATTGGATATGTTCTATATCTAGGATATGACCATGCAATACCATTAAATAACTCAACATCACCGCAAACCTGTGCGTGTTTAATAACAGGAACATTGCGCTTAATAATAATCCCACCAAATTGTGCGTTAAATTCTTCAGCCTTCTTTTCTGTTTCAAACTCCTCGATAATACCCTTATCAGAAATCACACAGAAATATCTAACATCCATTTCTTTATAGAAATAATCAATCAAGTCATACGTTGGCAGTCCGTCTGCATTTTTCCTATCAACAAGTTTCCCACTACCGAGCGCCGGATAATCACGCCCCTGAAAGTGCATCACGCCAGTCGTGGTATTATCAATCTGAATTTTTCCATTAGATATGCTGTCTATTTTTGATTTCTCAGACGGGAAAAGTGCAAGCAGGTCGTCCTTGCTCAAATCTGCTGTTACTTTAATAAGAAACTTACTATCAGAAAGATCATATTCTTTAAAGTGTGGGTCAAGATAAATATCTAGCGCTGAAATCTTTTTAAACTTCATATCGCCATTAATCATGTCGAATGAATAATCAACATAAGGCTCAATAAAGCACATTCCGCCGATAGAACCGTTCTTAAACGTATCGGAGAACTTTATTTCTAAATCGCTATTTTTTACAACATTTTTCATCAAGCGGGTTACAATCTCTCCAGTAATTGCGTCCTCTGATCCCTCTGGAAATGCCTTGTAGTCAGACTTACTCTGACGCTCGATTCCAGTAAGAAGTTTAATGATTGGTTTTAATTTATTTATGGTGAGTGCCTTGACACCAGCTTTACGGAGTGTTTCAACATCATCCGCATCCCACTGATTGCCAAGTTCAAATTCGAAATCTTCACGAATCTTTTCCCTCAGAGAAGCCATTCTCTCCGACGAGTATCTTAAATCACGGTAAACTCTTTCGACTATTGATGTCGCCATTAATTTCTCCGTCGATAAAATGCAAAAACCCAACCTACAATTAAGTAGATTGGGTTCGGTTTATCCGTCTGCCCAAAAACTATATTTTATTACTTATTAGAAATCTTTTTTCAGCGTCGAGATTTCTTCACTAAGATTTAAAACTTCGCCAATACGAAAATTAATCTGGATTTTTCCTGTAAATTTTTTCTCTCGAAATTCTTGAATGATTTTTAGAATATAAGAATCTTCTTTATCACTCATCTATTAGCCTACCACAATGTTGTTTAAATTGCAAGAGATATTTTATTTATTTTTTTCTGTCAAATCTTCTTTTGTTGCATCTTGTCTTATTTTAAAAAAGTCTGTATACTCAAAACCAAAAGGCATTCTATCAACCATCTTTGATAGATTCTCTAAATATTCTAAGAATATGTCTCTTTTTCCCATTATGCTGTCATTGGATTAAAGCTGTATTCAGGCTTTCGTTTTATTTCGTATCTAACACGGCGTTCTTCGTTCCTAGCAGAGAACACCCTCATCTGCGTTACGCACATCGAAAGTGCGTCTATCAAGTCAACGTATTCGCTCTTTAACTCATCCCTAGTAACTCCGGCTAACTCGTTCTTAATCTCAGGTAACCAATCAGCACCATCAGGAAACCAAATAGATCCACTCTTGAAATACGGCTGAAGCATCTTAATACGCTCTAATTTAGACCCAATCTTACCATGTTCAAGCGGTGTAATATTAAACCTTAGCTTCCTAAGCGTCATTTCCCTATACATTACAGGCTCTAAAAACTGCTGATATTGACCCTTTTCTACGCCAAACTCACGAATACCCCACTTACGCACAACCTCAAACATCTTTGCCATCAGCTCAACGCTATCCCAACGCCCATATGGAACGTCTAGGATGTACCAGTGACCATCAGGCATCAACGAACCAACAATGATAGCCCTAAAGCACGAATCACGCCTTGATGAACTAGCAGGGTCAAGCGTAGCCAGCACTTCGCCAGCAGAAGCCAGCTTATCCTTCAAAGAAGACGGGTAGAAGCGATACATACCCTCAGTAAAAAGCCGTGTATCATCACTAACAGCCATGCACATCTTTTCCCTAAGCCAGATGTCCAATTTACCAATAGACTCATATTCTTCTCTTTCCTTGCGTATCTCCTCAATGCTCTGCTTCTCAGCCCATGTACTCTCAGTCAATTCAGCATTTGCACATGGAATCCTCTTAAACTTGAACCCCATGTTGTCTGCGTTCTTACCTATCCTCTCGATAATACATCTCTCCCCAAGGTTGTTTCCAATAATGAAAACCCTAGCAGATTGTGCCAGAAACATAACGTCGGACAAGAACCAATCCCAATCCTGATCTGGCACAACCTCACTCTGCATATCAGCCGAATCCTGTATATCGTCAGCTAAGATAAGCGACGGTCTTACATCCTTATTGTTCAACCCACGAATAGAAGCACCCTTACCATAAGCCTCGATCAATACTGTCTTAATATGACCATTACAGTCAAGTTTGACCTCAAAGACATCCGACGTATTCTTAACAACCTTCGTTAGCCTTGCGTTAATCATCGGATTCGTCATGAACTCATTCGTAATGTTCTTCAAAGCCTTTCTTGCCTGATTCATGTTAGCTTTTAAGATAACAATATACGACCAATCATCAGATGGAAATGTAAGGGCGTAGAGGGGGAACGCCCTGAGTATCAAAGATCCTTTTGCGCTTTGACGAAAGCCCTCAAATGCCACATGAGTTTCCCCGAACAATAATTCCCTACTCCACTCGTAATGAAACTTGGCAGGCTTAACATCATCCGGCGCAGGTAAAAAAATAGACCTGTACTCGACAAGCCCTTTTTTAGCCGCCGTATATATGTCTGCGTTTGTTATTGACATTATATTCCTATTTAAGTACGAGGCTGGCAGGGGTGTCTACCTGCATCTAAATCGCTTAGGTTTGAGGCTGACAAGACCTCCACGAAATAGTGTTAATTACACCACAGCCTTAAATTTTTATTCAACTTCCTTCACAATATCCGCTTCCTCAACACTTTCACCTCTTAAAATCTGCTCCGCCCTAACCTTCGCCTCATTCATAAACTGCTTATACTCATTCTTCTGTATAATATTAACATCAGACTTCCAGCCAGAATAAGTCTCCAACATCTTCAACGCAGCCACACGGTCAAGTTGACCATCAAGAGCGCCCTTTGACACCTTCCACTCCATCACGGTAAACGCATAGTCCAACGCCCTCTGCAACTCAGCGCTTTCACCAGCAAGACGAATAAGCTCATCCTTAGAGATCCCAGCCTCTACCGCAAAATGCACAACATTATAATGCTCCGGATTTTGTATCCAATCAATCAACGCCTTTGCAAGTTCTTCGTGATATGTCATTTCTTTTCCAGTAATGAAATCTTCCTATTAATATACCAAACAGCCTTCTTTAAATCCTGAACGCAATCATCCTTCTTGCCAGCCCTCCATAAATACTTCACAGCATTTCCAATACAAAAATCCATATGCTCTGTAATCTGAATACACTCAACACCACTCGGATGTGCGGTATAATGACTTGGACTATTAATCACATCTTCCATTTTTTATTATCCTATTAATACCACCATATCTAATCTCCCTCTCAAACTCCAACAATATCTCACCAATAGTATATGGCTCAACCCGATCACTCAACCGCCTCTCAAGCGCCATTAAGCCATCATCACTATCATCAAAATACTTAACCAACGACTCAATGTCAATCATACTCCTCCTTAATATAAATCCTACTACCAATATAACTTATTGTCAAGCAATTTCTTCCACATCAACCAATGTTCATAAATCATCAATGTTCACTAATAAGTATACATACAATATATTGTATACATTAAACAACAAACACTCAACATGTTGTATATAAACATAAGAACCATTTTTGACCCGGTATTTTTTGGGGGGTATATGAATATATATAGACCATGACGTTTATGGTAGGGGGGGGTGTATACCGCTCAAATGTGTGGTGTTATTACTAGCAGTCATAATAAGTGAGTGCTAACAATAGCAACGTTATGTTAACTTCATATGTATATATATTACAACGGTTTACAACACAATATGCTCAATCTTTCCTATAATCAAGGTTATGTTACCTTCACTCCGACGAGAACTTCCGGCAACACAACCAGACCACAAGATATAGTATGCCATTAAAAGCGATCAGTTTTAGCAATCAATAAAGACGGGTGCCAATTCAAAAGACGTGTTGACGAGATTGCAAGAAAACATTTTCTTTTTTGATTATAAATCAATAAAATGGCGTTCAATATAATTTTGCGAAATCGATTCTTTATTATACTTTAAACCCTTTAGTATCAATAACTTACAGAATCTAATTTTCATAGTATATATTAAACTTTTTTAAAAAAATTGATATTAGATAATAGAGATAGTATATTTATATAGAAAGTTTGAGCCCTTCGCAAAATTAGATGAAAGTTGAAAAACATTAAAGTGTTATGTTTCAATAGTTTACATGATAAAAAGCATATAATTTTGCCCCGATATTTGAAAATTAGATGGCATAGCAAAATTAGATGAAGTGGCATTTTATACAGTTTTGTGCAGTTTTATGCATAAAATTATGACATTAATATTTTTAAGATATTTAATAGAATAAATTTAATAAATTAGATTAAAATAATAAAGTGTTCTATATTCTCCACTTTCTCCGGTTTCAAAAACTGGCTTTTGTGGCTGTAATTCCATGCTGGTAAAATAGCTGTCTTCCTTTATATAGGGATTGATTGCGTTCTAATAGCCATTTAAAGCGGTTTAATAATCAATAATGATTATATACATAAACCAGATCGCTTTTGTGCATTCTTGGAATTAATTAAAATTTATTTTCAAATTATTTTCATAATTCTGATGTTATCTAATGGTATTTTATAATTCTCCGTCGACAAACATATGATTTCATTATTTTAATTATTTTAATAATTTTCATTATTTTCTATTGACAACGATCTACTATCTGTTATACTTTTAAATGTAAGGCAAGGTAAACCGATAACAAGGGGATTATATGACAAAGCAAAAAAAGATTCTACTACTGGCAAAGGCTTATGAGAATAACGGATATTCCTATGAGAAAGCCTACAAGATCGCCGAAACAAAGGTTAATGCCGATATTAATGGCATTGTTTCCATGCAAGTGGCAAGTGATAATTTTGATATGTTGTCTAGTGCTTATTAATGGCATAAACCAATCCAACAAGGTGGAACAAATGGAACACACACCGAAAAAGCAATATAGGATTGAGGAGTTTAAGAATATTGAGGAAGTTTATAACGAATATAACCCTAAAATTAAGGTTATATCTCCTAACGGTGAAACAAAGTGGCTGGATATTACGAATGAAGAATTGACCGCTATTAGGGAACTTTTAACGAAGTAAAACCGAAGGCAAAAACTAAAGGGGGGAAAGATGGAAACAAAAACTTATGTTGTGCGTGGGTGGTCGAAGTGGGCAGAAGAAGATATTTATAGTGATGGTTGTCAACCAAATAGCACGATTGACTGTGATGGGCGTGATAGTTTTAATTCCGACAACCTTGACGACCTTGTTAAAAAATTAATGGCGTTTGTCGGAACGGATAATAAAGAGGATGTTTTACTTAATTCCTGTGATGAAATTGGGCGTGTTGATATTAAACAGATGGAGAATGACGAAGGATATTCTGCAACAGAGGGACAGGTTGAGTCATGGAAGGAAGGAAATACTAAACTGTGGCTTGCGTGTTATACCTTCCACATTGAAGAAACAAAGGATGTTGACTTGTCGGTATTGAATGGGCGTGGATATTCAGAGAATTAAATAATGCCGTCACACGGCGAAAGGGGATAATATGAAATACAAAACAACTGCAAAGGCGTTAAGGGAGGGTTTTTATACAATTATATCCGTTGGGTATTGTGATCTGCAATGCCTTTTATCAATGGAAAGCCCTGTAGCATATAGCGCGGGCGTTTATGGCTGGAATTTTGACGTATACGAATTTGACGGCGTTGCGATATGCACAGGATACCGTGGTATGCCTTCACAAAATGACAAGGGCGATTATAAGCTGGCGCGGGAGTATGAAGCGCTGGCGAAAGGTAAGACAGAGGAAGAAAAGAGGATATTGATCAAGGAATATATCAATAAGGCTAAAAAGGCGTAAGCCTTATAGCATACAGGAAGAAGTCGGCATAATAAGGCGTGTTGTTGATAGTGTATAGGTCTTTTTAACGGTTAAATAAGAAAGAGGGTGCTATTATGGTCAAGTCATTGGTTGTCGTGGTTCTACTGGCTGTTTTTAGCGGTGTAGCACTGGCATATTGTCATGTAGATCCTGTTTGTAAAATGCAATGCGAAAGACAATGCTTTGCACAAGATTTTAACGGTAACTGTATTCAGTATTGTAATAATGTTTGTCAAATGTGCAATTAAGAAAGAAGGTATAAAATTATGAAAACAGACATGGCAGAGAAGCTAATCAGGGAAAAACTTGCAGAATTGCATGGATTGTTAATCAAATACGGCGTGATCATTGAATTTGAAGGTGATTTTATTGATGAAGAAGGTTATGAACAGGCTGTTGATGCCTTAATGGTTCTTTATACAAGGCACATGAAGAAAGAAGATTGAAAAGATATTGACAAGATTAAAATTATATTGTAAAATGAAAACACTTCAAAACGGGGGACAAAATCATGGTAAAAAAGTATAAGAAGCCAAATCTTTCTACTGTTGAGAGTGCGTTACAGCTTGGAATGACGTATACAGCACCGAATGGTGTTGTTGTGTGCGAGACTTCTGCAGGATTCTTTCGTGTGGTTAAGGATGGAGTATCTAAGACATATGATCGACTGGTTGACGCATGGAGGGCTATCTAATGCTTGTATATAAAAGATGGTATATCAATCAATGTGGCAGAAGGGTTTGCGAGTGGGATGGATGGTTCTTATTTGGGTTTATTCCGCTTGTATTAAGGAGGACATAATGCTTAAAATCATGCTTGTGCTATGCTTTGCCATGCTTTTAGAATGTTTTATGGGCGAGTAAACAAAATAAAAAAGGGGGATTTTATGGTGTTTATTGGTGGGAGAGTGTTGGACGAAGAAAGAGAGCCAAAGGTTTTAGCCGCTGATGGTGTTGTGAACGCTGACTTGCAAAGGGATTATGACCTTATCTGGAACGAGAGCGAAGAAGTTTCGGAGGTTCTATAATGACACCTAAAGACTTTGACGAAAATTTTGATGATGGTGATGATCTTGTTGCTGATGGTTTTTTTGATGATGCTTGTATTGTTACGGCGTGTATTTCGATTGCGTTCTTTATTGTGTTTATTGCTTTTTTATGGAGGTCTTGACATGAGAAGCGGAAATCACTTAGTAGATATTATGGACGATGATATGAATAATGAGGCAAGGATGTTGGCAGAGGACAGGGCATATTGTTTTGATTGTGAAAGTTCTCCGTGCAAGTGTTCCGAGTACAAGGAAGCAAGGCAGAAGGAACTGGAAGCGTATTGTCCGACGTTTGATAGTTTTCTATCAGAGAAGCATATAGAATCCATATCAAATACGGAAGATGATTGTCTGGATGATGATTTTCCAGATGCATTTGATAATTGGTTCGGCGGTCTTGATACTGATGATTTAATGCCGTATGCTAATCTGTTCGGAATCGAGATGAACATCCGAGGTTATAAGGAATGCCACGATAATGTGGTTAAGTCGATTGATAGGATCACGGCGAAATGAAATGCCAATATCTAATACTTGGTTTCGCTATCGGTTTTATAGTCATTGAGTTATTTAAGATGAAAGGTAGGGAGGACAAATGACAGAACTAAAGCCATGTCCATTCTGTGGTGGAGATGCACGTCTTATTAAGAGGGGATTCAAAGATTGCGATAGTCTTGGTTGGTTTGTAGATTGCGAATGTGGTGCGACTAATTGGTTTGATCAATGGAACAGGAGGACAAATGAGCGTAAAGACAGCGATTGAGAAGTTGGATGAATTATTTAGAGGAGCGAGCAATAGTGTTGAAGTTCCTGTTGGATGTCTCCGAGAAATCCTCCTCTGTCTGAAGGCAGATGATGACGCAGAGGAAATTAATTATCAGAGAGTAAAAGAAGGTCTGATTGAAATGGAGCGACGGATTGGAATCATCGAGAACCAGTTATTTGAGCAGAAGAAGGCTCATTGGCTTGGGGAGAAAGAACCCTCCCACGAAGAAGGCAAGACAGACGATAGGAACTGCTCTCTGCCTATTGGAATTGATTGTATACATAAAGACATAACTTGTGATGAGTGCATAGAATTTCGTAAGCCATCCCCAGAGAAGCAAGACGAGCCATGCAAGCACGATATTAATTGGGTCGAAATAAATGGTGAAAGAACTGGTGTGTGCAGGAAGTGTGATACTGTTTTTGATAGACGCATGAAGGTTCTCGGAATTGCTGGTCAATATGCAGAGAAGCAAGCCGTCTGTTGCCCGTTCTGTCTTAAAGATTTAGATAAATGTATTTGCAAGCAACCCGCAAAGGTCGAGCAGACACCGATTGATGCCATCCAATTAGCAAATGCAATGCCATTGGACTGGAGGAATTGGTCGTTGGTTGATTTATGCCATGAGGCTATAAAAAAGTTACACCCATCCTCCAAGGTGCTTATCGACAGGAAGGTGGCGGAGGAGTGGATAAGGTCTGCCAAGTTCGCAGGGTTTAATGAAGATGAGGAAATGTTGAGAGAACTCCGTAAGGCTTTGGAGTGGAAATAATGGGACGGTCATTAGCAAGTAAAAACGGAAACGATAAGATATACACTCCCGATAGTGTTGCATTAAATATCGTTAAGCATTTTAATCCGCAAGGGAGATTGTTAGAACCTTGTCGTGGGAGAGGGGCTTTTACAAAAGCGATGCCAATAGCGGATTGGTTTGAGATAGATGATGGGAAGGATTTCTTTACGGCAGAAGGTCATTGGGATTGGATTATTACAAACCCACCGTATTCTATATACCGACAGTTTATGAATAAGTGTTTTGATGTTGCAGATAATGTGGTTTTTCTTCAACTAATCAATGCCACATTCTATAAAGCAAGGTTAAGTGATCTGAAAGACAAGGGATTTGGAATACAAGAAATTGTATGCACTGATACACCAAGAGAGTTTCCACAGTTTGGGTTTCAGATGGGGTGTGTGCATTATAAAAGAGGATATTTAGGTGATATAAAGTTTAGTAAGTTGGTTTAACGCACCGCAACCAATAGTGATCGGAGGCATTTATGAGTGGGGAACGGGAGAGGTTGAGAAGTTCCGTGGCAGACTTAATTTATGCAAGGATTGGATGGACAAAGGCGGCAGAGGGAGCATCGGTTGATATCGCCTACTTCATCCTCGCCGACCGAAAGAGAATACTTGAGAGCATCGAGGAATGCATTGGTGTGTCTATTGGAAAAATAGACTGCAAGTATTGTATGAAGTTGACAGCACAGGTTGATAAGGCTATGAGAATTATCCAAGAACATATGCCGAAAGGATAATAAATGAAAATATTAAATCGCTTTACGGGTGAAGTTATTTTTGAGTGCAATAGTAAATCAATGAATGTTGCAGTGAAGTTAGCATTAGAGTCTGGGGCTAACCTGTCTTGGGCTAACCTGTATTGGGCTAACCTGTATTGGGCTAACCTGTATGGGGCTAACCTGTATGGGGCTAACCTGTATGGGGCTAACCTGTCTGGGGCTAACCTGTCTGGGGCTAACCTGTCTTGGGCTAACCTGTCTTGGGCTAACCTGTATGGGGCTAACCTGTCTGGGGCTAACCTGTCTTGGGCTAACCTGTATGGGGCTAACCTGTATGGGGCTAACCTGTCTGGGGCTAACCTGTATGGGGCTAACCTGTATGGGGCTAAGATTTCTAAATGTCCTATTCAAATCGGCGCAGGAATGAAATGGTGGATATGTATTACAGAGTTTCATATTCAAATCGGGTGTCAAATTCACGAAGCAGAGACGTGGTTTAAGTTCTCGGATGAAGAAATAAGTCAGATGCACGGCGAAGCATTGCCTTGGTGGAAAGAGAACAAGGACATTATTAAGGCATTGTGGGTTAACCATTGTAAATGAGATATGCCGAAAGGAGAGTGAGGGATGATTGATTTGTACTGGCATTATTTTTTAGTGCAACACGGATGGCGTAAAAAATGTCCTTGTAAGAAGAACTGGCAAGCTGTCCAAACTGAAAAGCCTCTAAGGACTGTTTGCGCTGGATGTTTCAAATGCAAAACACATTATTCAATACACGACAAAGAATATGTGGATAACAGAATAAATGAAATATTAACGGAGAATACATGACCCTCCGCAACAACACTTGTTCGACAAACGGGAAAGGATAGGGGGAGAGGAATGGAAGATACAAAAGAAAATTATAGATGCTCCCATTGTAAGGTTGTTCTAACGGATAAAGAGATTGCATTTAACGCCGACTGTGGGACAAGGTTTCCTCCGAGGATTGATTACTGTCGAGGCTGTTGGGACGATTACGTTGAACACGCTATAACCGGAAATTAAGGAGCATCCCATGTACTTATCAACCAACACTTGTTCAAGAGAGCTGGCAGAGGAAATTAAGAAAGGAACAGTATGAAGATTACTAACGAATGGCTGAGGAATCACGAAGCGTGTACATCAGGTTATGAGTGGAGTTTGAAGCAAGAAGAGCGAGAGTTAAAGCCATTTCTTGATGCTCTTGTTAAATCCGAACATTGGAATTGGGCGAATTGGGTTATTGTGCGTTGCATGAATAAGAGGCAGAAAGTTCAGTATGCCATCTTTGCGGCTGAGCAGGTAATTAATATCTACGAGAAGAAGTACCAAGATGATAAACGACCACGGGAGGCTATTGACGCAGCAAAGGCGTATTTAGCTAATCCGTGCGCCAAAACAAAAGCCGCCGCCGCCGCCTACGCCGCCGCCTCCGCCGCCTACGCCGCCTACGCCGCCTACGCCGCCGCCGCCTCCGCCGCCTACGCCGACTACGCCTACGCAGACGCAGCCTACGCCGCCGCCGCCTACGCCGCCTACGCCTACGCAGACGCAGCCTACGCCGCCGCCGCCGCCGCTAGAAACAAAATGCGTAAGACCATCTTGGATTATGGGATTCAGTTGGTAGAAGGAGCGATATGAAAAAGACAAGGAAGGCTAGAGTGATTTGGTGCGGTCAGGATGCGGCTGGTAATATGTGGCAGTTGTTTGAATATTATCGCAGGGAGATATGCCGAAAAGGATTGAAGCCTGTCAAATTCGTCGAAGTCCTAGGTAAAACGAAGAAGAAAGGATAATGATATGACACCAGAACAGTTGGTGGAGAAGATGGCAAAAGAAGTTGGCACGGCAACTCCACATTACCTTGCAAAGGCACTCCGCATCGTCCTTCAAGCCATACAGGATGGGGAGGTTGTTGAATACGGTGCGACTTGTAAATATGATGTCCTTAAACCCGACTTTCAGAAATGGATGGAGAAATGATATGTTTACAGCCATAACATTGTGGATTGCATCAACAAAAATCGACTATGATAATAATATAACACCAATGGTGTTGGCAGCATTTTCATGTATGTGTTCTATAGCGATAGACATAAGTTTAGCAAAAATCGCCATTAGCGTGGCTTTTTAAAGGAGGAGTATGACAGACGAAAAACATTATAAACTGGTAGAGGATTTCGCAAACGATCACAGTATGGCAATAGGTGGTGGAATTAAAGTTGTGTATACAGCATATCACACACAGTTTATTCCAAGCACTAAACCATCAACCATGAAATACGAAGATGTTTGTTTTCTTAGTGAACAGATTGGCGGTGCTAATTCATTTATGTTTTGGCTACGTCGTAACGGTTACGAAATAAGAAAGGTTAAAAATGGGAACAAAAATAAGGTGTAAGAAATGTCTGGATACGATTGAGAGTTTGTATAGGCATGATTTAGTTGCTTGCAAGTGTGGCGCAATATTTATAGACGGTGGGGATGATTATACAAGGATAGGAGGATCAGAGTATGAAATCGTCAAGGAAAAAACTAACAAAAGAACAGGTAAGTGATGTGTTTAGAGAAGTTCAGTTTGCAGAGAATACGTTTTGGAATGATATTGAGGTGATAAATGATTCTTTCTTAAAGTGCATTGACCGTAGATATGAACTAGCGGTCATTGCTGGTGAGGTTGTCGGCATAGGATACGTTGATAAAGACGGCAATAAGAAACTCGTTCATCATAGGAGTTAATATGGCAAGAAAGTGGACGTTTTCAACAAATGAAAGTGAAACAGCACAGCGAGTTGCTAGGTGTGACGATGCCTATGCACTTTTGTGGGAGATTTCTTGTAAGTTGCGTAATCACTATAAGTAATGATAAAAATAGTGAGATATTTTGTCACAAATAAATGGTAAATTTTGTGACAGCAACCTATTGGAGTTATGGACATGACAACGCTAGACACACAGACAATTAAGAGGTTCTTTGATAAAGCATCAGGAGCACAGTTTAGGGCTGTAATGGCTGTGCTTGACAAAATGCAAGACGAATATGATATAAAAGCCGGAAAGCATATACCAATTCAATTAACAGTTGCGATCATGGCAGAGGCAATACATAGATCAGAGATATTCATGCAGAAAAGGAAATTAGAATGACACAAGAAGAATTAAATCAACGATATGAGAATAGGCGCAGGCAAGGCAAAAAAAGAGTTAATATTCGTGTTTCGATACCAGAAGAAATAAAAAAGATTAGGAATCTTGAGAGAATTGCAGACAGATATAAACACGACATTTATAGGGGGTCAGTATGATTAATTGGAAAAGCGTGTTAGAAAGCATTGATGTGGAAAAGCATTATACTGTTAAAGATGTTGCAGTTTTAGGCATTCCTTCACATTCTTTGTATGTAAGTATGAGCAAGGGTCTTATTGGAAAATCAAAGGTTTTTGGCAAAACATACATTTCTGGCGTTGAATTGAAGAAATATATTGAGAACTGCTTAAACAACGCTTGACAATCAGTTGTATATATGGATAATAAGAACATGGACACAGGCAAGGGGATAAAATAGATATTATAAGGCTGACAGCACATAATGATGTCGGTCTTTTTGTTTTCCCTATACCACCAGTTCTGTGTCCCCAGATCAATAAGCTAGACCCCCTCTAGCGGTGGTATAGGGTTCTTCTTTAGTAACGGAGGTTACAATGCGTAAGACAAGAGCAAAGATGTTAAGAAAGTTGGCAAAAGAGCAAGCAGAACAGCCGGAATATCTTCACATGATAGTAACAAATCCGAAGTTGGCTTTAGGAAGAATAGAAAACAAACTTAAATCTCTTTGGTATCGTGGAAGAATATAATGGAAAATCAAGGGACAGATAACCATTCAAACGAACAGAGCAACGCAGTTCAGAGAGTTCAGATAACGAAATGCGACTGCAAGTTCAAAGAGGACAAACAAGCAAACAATCTTCTTAGACTTGCAGACGAGTTTTTGGACAAACATCCTGAGATATTATACTGGACAGAGAAGAATATAAGTAAAAGTGGCTCATTCTATAAGTATTGTGATGGCATTTATACAGAAGTATCAATACTTGAAGTTGAGCAAATGCTTGTTGATTTAGTTCCGTCTGACCCGGCAATGAAAATTCCGTCGTCGTTATCACAGAGTAATTTAAGAGAAACACTTAGCGTTATTATGCGAAGAAGGTTTTTCTATCGTGAACAGTTTAACCCTGAGGGTATTATTAACTTCAAGAACGGTCTGTTCAGCGTAGACGAGAAGAAACTTACAAAGCATACTATGGGTATTATCAGCACAAATATGCTTCCTTATGCTTATAATGCTAAGGCAACTGCACCAGTTTTCTTGCAAGTATTGGAAGAAGCTACCGAAGGTTGCGAACTTAAAAAGATGATTATTCAAGAGTTTGCAGGGTATTGTCTGTCCAGAGATACTAGGCTTGAGAAAGCGTTGTTCTTAATTGGTGCTGCTGGTAGTGGTAAATCAACCATTATCGAAGGTATCATAACAATGCTAGGCGAGGAAAACATATCAAGCGCAACAATGGATAAGGTCTGTCAGCCAAGATATACAGGTCTATTCATCAATAAAATAGCAAACATTGCATCTGAAATCCCAAAGGACATTTCTGGATATGAAGAATCTCTCAAGGCTATTATATCAGGCGAAAAAGTTACTGTTGATACTAAGTATCTACCTTCCTATGATGCTCGTCCTTACTGCAAGTTTATCTTTGCTGGTAACGATTTACCTTGTATTTCTGATTCCTCTGATGGCATATTCCGTCGTATGCTTCTTATTTACCTCAACAATGCAGTTGATAAGGAAAGAATCGACGTTGACTTAAAGGAAAAGATTAGAAAAGAGGGAGCAGGGATATTTAATTGGGCTTTAGAAGGATACCACAGACTTAAAAAGAACAAGAAGTTCACATATAGCAAACAGATGGACTATGATTTAGATATTGTTAAATTACAGAACAACACTGTGTACTACTTCATATCTGAAAATTACGACATTAATCTAGATAGGAGTAAGTGTATCCCTGTTGACGATTTATACCAACACTTCAAGGACTTCTGCGATCACGTCGGTGTTAAAGGAGTATACAAAAAGCAGGTATTTGGAAAAGAAATGAGAAAGATTTTCCACGGTAAGATTACCAACGGAACTGTGTATTATCCGGGTTCTTATAACAAGGCTTCTTGGATTGGAATTGCTAAGAAGAATACCGCTGTGAAGTGGGAGGAATAATGAGTAATATTAAGCTATACAACATTGACTGCATGGAAGCCATGAAACAGATGCCGGATAAGGCGTTTGACTTGGCGATTGTTGATCCGCCGTATGGGTTGAATATGGCAAAAGAACGACCAAGAAAAGACGGAAGGTTCGCTCATAATAAACCAAGAACATGGGATGAGAAGATACCAGACATATCATATTTTAATGAGCTTTATAGAATTTCTAAGAATCAAATTATATGGGGAGGTAACTATTTCCCTCTAAAACCAACGCAAGGATTTATATTCTGGTATAAACAAAACCCTGTGGATAACTTTTCTGATGGAGAATATGCTTGGACTTCTTTTCGGAGACCAGCAAAGTGTTTTAATTATAGGTATTATGGGAATTTACAAGGACACACATCTGCCCCTGAGAAAATACATATATCTCAAAAACCAATAGATTTATACGCATGGATCTTAAAGAATTACGCCGAACAAGGCAACCGCATCCTAGATACCCATCTAGGCTCCGGTTCAATCGCTATCGCCTGTCATGACATGGGGTTCGACCTAACGGGCTACGAGATAGACAAGGACTATTACGATGCGGCGGTTAAGCGTTTAGAAAATCACAAGAAACAAGGGCAGTTATTCTTATGACACCATCCGAAAGCCTAGAAGATATAGCCTTCGACATCGACTGCCAGAAGATGTTTAAAGAACTTGCAAAGAAGTATAAAGGATCGTCGATTGGGTTCAGCGCAAAGGAAAGCGTTGAATTGCTTGAGAAGAACATCCGATTGCTTATGCACAGGCATAAGAGTTTATTCGATGAGAAGGTGGATAGGAAGGCGATAGAGGCGATGCTATGAAGATTCAGGTCGATACAAGGGAGCAGAATTTCATTGTTTTTCCACCAGAGATTGAAGTATTCCACAAGAAACTGGACTTTGGCGATTACGGCTGTGAGTTGGCTGATGGTCATGTCGTTCCGATTGTGTTTGAAAGAAAATCCATAAATGATCTCTACGGTACAATGAGTTCAGGCTACAGCAGGTTCAAGTGCGAGATAGTGCGATGTCAAGAAGCCAAGTTCAGAATGATACTTCTCATTGAGGGTACGTTGACAAAAGTGGGCAAGGGCATTAAGCACTCGGCACGAAATCCAGATAGCCTGTTAGATCAAGTAATGACGCTGTTTGTTCGCTATAAGATAATTCCAGTATTCTCTAAAGACCCAGTTGAGGCTTCAAGATTTGTAACGCTGTTTTATAAGGCATACGAAAAGAATTATTATATAAATAAGAATGGGGTGTAATATGGCATTACAAAAATATTATTTCTCTAATATAGATATGGGAACAAATTTTGAAACAGAAAAATCAATGAGGATATTTATATATCCTGTTGACTGGTGGAATATTAAAAGTTGGATGCTTGCGTTTGATTTTAATAAATCTGTTGAAATTATAGGAATGTCTAATAAAAATGATAAGCATTAAAGATATACTCCCAGAAAAAGAAGATAGAGATTTGGCAAGACAATTCATCGTCGAGACTAGTGGTTCTCTATATAAAGTTACAGACACAAAAACAGGAATTGTCATTTATCACGCTTGACAAAATAATGAAATTAGTATACAATACTAAAAATCAAACAAATGGGGGACATTATGGCAAAAGATAAAGAAGAAGTAAAAACGGTGGCTGTAGTTCAGCCAAATTTTCCATCAAAAGAGTTAAGTCCGGCAGAGATGATAAGCGTTGCCATGACTAATGGTGCTGATTTAGACCAGTTAGAGAAGTTGCTATCACTTCAAGAGCGTTGGGAAAAGAATAACGCAATCAAGGAATATAATAAGGCAATGGCTCAGTTTAAGGCTAATCCACCTAGAATTGAGAAGGATAAGCACGTTTCTTACTCTACGTCTAGCGGAACTATGAAGTATAATCACGCTACTCTTGCGAATATTGTTGAGAAAATCACACAAGAGCTATCAAAGTATGGGTTGTCTGCATCTTGGAGAACGGCTCAGAACGGTAAAGATGTTACGGTTACTTGCAGGATTAGCCACTCGGATGGGCATTTCGAGGAGACGACACTTACTGCATCTACTGAAGGTGCTGGAAAGATGAACGCTGTACAGGCTATTGGTAGCGTAATTTCGTACTTGCAAAGATATACGCTAATGTCAATCTGCGGTCTTGCAGCACACGATCAGGACAACGATGCTCGCATTGAAGAAGAGGTTATTGATGATAATAAGGTAAACATAATCAACGCTCTTATCAAGGAACTTAGTGTTGACCAAGCCAAGTTCTTTGAGTTCTTGAAGGTTACTAAAGTCGAAGATATTAAAGCATCTGATTTCGCCAAAGCCAAGTTGGCGTTAGAGGCAAAACGAGGTAAGAAATGAAAATACTAGACATCAAACAACAGACACCAGAGTGGTATGCTGCTAGGGCTGGAGTTCCATCGGCTAGTAACTTTGATAAGGTTTTAACTGCTAGTGGAACATTATCAAAGCAGGTTGATAAATACGCTTTCCAGTTGGCTGGCGAAACTATTATTGGAACAAAGGAAGATAGTTACCAAAACGATGCAATGAAGCGTGGTGTTGAATTAGAGCCTGAAGCAAGGTTATGCTATGAGTTGATGACTGGAAACACAGTTAATCGGGTTGGTCTTTGCATGGCTGATGGTGGATATGCTTGTTCGCCGGACGGATTAATCGGTGAAGATGGCGGCATGGAGATCAAATGCCCAAGCCTTGCAGTTCATACAATGTATCTGTATGAGAACAAGTTGCCTACCGATTACTTTCAGCAGGTTCAAGGTTCAATGCTTGTTACTGGTCGTAAATGGTGGGATTTTGTGAGCTATTATCCGAACATGAAAACACTTATTGTGCGTGTTGAGCGTGACGATGCTTTCTGTAATAAGTTGCACAATGCTTTGGTGGTATTGGTCAAGGATGTTGCTAACATTGTTAATAAGATTAAATAACAACAAAAGGAGAACAAATGGTAAAGCGTAATATGAATTGCAGTGAGGAAGAGCCACAGGGTAAGACTTTTGAGTTGCCTTCTGTTGGTATTCATTCGTTTCGTGTTGTTGATGTCAAGGAGAATGAGGACGATCAGAACTTGGTTCTTGTCAAGTTGGAAGTCTGTGATGGTGCTGAGATGGGTCGCAGTATCCTTCATAGGGTTAATCTTGACGTTGACTTTAAGGGGTTCTTCTTTACACGTTTATTCTTGAAGGCTATTGGAGAGCAGTACAAGGGTTCGTTTGATGTTGACAGTGATATGTGGCTTGGGAAGGTGTTCTCTGCGACAATTAAGCACTCTAAGTCTGCTGATGGCACAAAGACTTATGCCAACATAGACAAATTCGAGTTCGACGTTCCGGCAACAGTGGGTGAACCGTCAACCAAACAGCCAGAAGAAGTTGCTTGGGTTGAATAATGGTATTATCAGAACCGCTAGAAATGGATGCTTACTTTCATAATTTAAATATGAAAGACAAGTATACTAAATGTCCGACAGTCTGGGAATTGGCACAAGCGTTCCCAGATTGTCGTGATATTGCGGTTCGTGTTGCTAAAGAAGATGGATGTCCACAGGCAAAGAAGTTTCTTAGAATTACACGATCTGGAGTAGAATATAAGAAGTTAGACGTTGAAGCGGCGAGGGCTGTTAAGATACAAGAGTTGTATGATTTTGGTAAGGTAAGGACTTCTAGCAAGAGGATACAGACTTGTTGCCCATTGCATGAAGATAAGAACCCGTCGTTCTTTATCTATACCGACAAGAATTCATGGCATTGTTTCTCTTGTAATAGGGGTGGGAGTGCGATTGATTTTATCATGCACTTGCATGGAAAAAGTTTTGTTGACGCTGTGAAATATATTAACTCTGACTAAAGATATTCTTCAAGAACTCCGGCATTTCTACTTCTTTTGCATTACAAGTAGCGCACCTCCCATAATTCAGCCATGTCATTGTTCCACAGTTCTGGCACACGCCGTATTCATATTGTTCGTTCATAAATAACCATTGTCCTTTAGTAGTGCGTATACACCAACGCCAAGTGAATTAACCTGCTTCTCTGATAAGTCGAGGCTCATCTGCATCTCTACTGCGTGGATACATTCATGTAGGAATATCTCGCCAAGTTTATCATCTTTAAGCGTATCTCTTAACTGTATAACATTCCTATTAACGTCGCAAAAACCGAGAAGTTTTGGCATATCCTTTTTCGATAGCATTTCAACAGTATAGTCTTGACCAAGGATATGGACGCTATCTGGTATCTTCATACCACCGCCTTTATGTCAACCCATCTAGTTCTTGTTACCTTACCGTTTACTTGCTTGTCTGATTGCCTTGGAGTAATAAGAATTTTAGGACATCCAAGCATTGCAGGATTCATAAGAGAATCAACTGGGTAGCTAGATATTCCAGCCTCATAAGACTTTAAAAACGATCCTGTGCGAACCATTCTTGTTTCATGATGGACAACCTTCCATTTTCCACCACGACATTCAACGCCAATATCAGCCTGTGGGATAGCCCATATCTGGTGTGTATGACCCATAACTATTATGTCAGCCCTAAAGTGCATAGGAGTTTTTTTCATCTTTGCGTCTGAAACTCCATGATGAATGAACATCTTGACAGCCATACTTTGTTTTTTGTCATACTTATGTCTAAGCACTAAGACTATGAATCCGCACGTTCCAATATATGGTGCGTCTAATTTATTAGCGACAACATTTTCTGTGTGTGTTCCGTCTAGGAAATGAAAGTAATGGTTTCCACCGAACACGCCAACAGTATTCCCTTTCATGCGTGGCTCAACAAAATTTGTGAAGTTGTTTATGTCTTTGATGTGCTGTTGTGAGATTGACTGATAGGATGTATCGTGGATATTATCTCTAATTACACGACGTTCGGTTGTTGAGAACTTGTCGAATGTGTCTCCGCCAAGTGTGAATATCTTTTTGTTATCATCTCTGTCTACTTGATACCAGAAATCTTCCCATGTATCGTGTGCAAAATTAGGACTGTCAAAATGAATATCGCTTAACGGGTAATAACTTATAGGTTGATTATACTTCTCAAATTCGACTTCAACAACTCGGTAATCGAATATCCCGTCTGTTCGCATAAACCTCCTACATGATTACGATTGACAATCCTAGAGCAAAAGACCTATACATATCCTCGATCAGAACGTCATATTTACCTATTTTGCACAATGAACCGGCGTGAACCTGCCAAGCAGATAAGTTCAAAACTAACATAATAACAGCCTTATACCATGCCATATCTGTCATAAATCCGTATGTTATAGGCACAGAAGCAACAAGGATAGCCATTACAATGCGTGTCCAGAAGTCAGAACCGCCAAGCGATTTGCGGATGTGGCTGTTCTCTCCGTATCCAAGACTTAATATGGCACTTAAGACAAGCATAATACTAGCCATCCAGCGGAGTTTTCTATCCTTTAACAATGCAACATAGGCTGTGGCTATCAACGGAATTGCATATCTACGCAAGCCCTTTATCATCTGACCAGATAAAAGCCATAGAATCATTACTGACAGTATGAAAGCAATATGTATCACTTATATTCCTTCCATTGCAGATACTCGTTTAAATAAAAAGGGGAGAATATCGTTCCGCTAAATGGAACAACATCTCCCTTCTTTACTTGTGCAATATCTTCACCCAATACTGGTGCGGGCGGTCTACTTGTTATACAACCGCTGAATAATAGCGTTAATCCCACCAATATCACCGCTGTATACCGCATCCTTTGTCTCCTTTTTTCGGATCTCTTTCTTGTCATTTAGTTTGGCAATAATACCAATCATGGCAAGCAGAACTGAGCATATAGCAACAATCGCCGACCACATTATAAATTACCAGCCAACTTGTCAGACACAAAATAAAGACCCTTCTTAATCCAAGAAGCCACAGCGTCTACCTTCGGAAGAAAAGTGTCATCTTTTTTTGTCGGGGTTAATGAAATTATACCTGCGATAACCTTCACTAAAGCCTCAACAATGCCGACCAACAGTGCAACATTTTTTACCAACCAAGCCAATACACCCATTACGATATTCATGCAACCTCCTCTGGTTTGAATTTTTCTGCTAGTTCTTTATTCATTTTCCACATATCTACCTTGTGGATAAGGTCTTGGCAAAGGTCACGGACTTCGATAGCGCCTGATTCGTTTATATGCCCGCAAGCGTCTTTGTGAAGCATCCAAAGATGGGCATAAACTACGGTCATTTTGTTTATCGCCTGATGCAAGAATCCATCTTCAATCATACGCACCTCACTTGGCAACATGTCTTGGGAACAGTTCTTCAATTTCAGCAATCCTTTTGTTATTTGTATCCACCTGTTTATTCAGCCCGCCCCATAGATAAATGAATCCGCCTATTTGCATAAGAATAGCGATAACAACGCCGATTAGAGAGAGTTTAATTGATAATGCCGAGTTCTCTATTGCGTCAAGCCTTTTTGTAAGCCAGCCAACGCATGATTCCATTGTCTTTAATGAATCTCTCACAGGAATACTCTCTTTTAAATGCTCGTCATATTGGCGGAACTTCTCTTGGCAATACTGTGCTATTTCGTGATCGCTCATAAATCCTCGCTAGTTATCACAGAATAGAAAGCGGTTGACGGTTTGCATTCTCCACCATTATATTCGACACAAGTAGAAACCTGCACATCTCCAATGACTATATTAGGCTCTTTTTTCTGAATTTGGTAGTGCATTCTTGGTTTTTCTAAAGCGATCAGAACATGGGGGTCATGCGACCAAGGGAACGTATCAGGAACAACTTGAGCCATACATGGAGTTGCGAATAAGACAATGAGCAAGATTTTAATAAACATTCTCGTCAACCTCGGTGTTGATAACAGGCGTGTTTAAGATTGATTCCTTCTCAGCTATATCTGAGGCAATAGCGTCGGTATTTCTCTGTTGCATGACAGAGGCGTTGTGTAACATGTTTCTCTGCTCCTGTAACTCAGCCTCAAGCTGTTCTCTTGTTAGTATCTTTGCTATATTATCATCACCGCTGATTAGATAAACCCCGTCGCCGAGGTTGATTGCAATAGCATGGACAGGCGTTGCGAGAATTAGCAATAAGAAAACAAGGAAATATGTTCTAATCATAATGACCTCATTCGTTAATTGTGTTCAGTTTGTTAAGCGTGTCCTGTGTTTCGGCGATCTCTGTGTCAAGCCCGGCAACAATGTCAAGGTCGCCCTCATTAAAGTGATGCGTTCTGCGAGCCGTTAAAGAATTGATCTTGTTCTGCAAAACAGTCTTTACCATTTCTAAATTCATATTATTCTCCTTATCCGTTTTGAAAAGGCGTTACTGTTACATTCACAAAGAAGATATGGATCGGGCTTGTTGCCGTTCCAAGATATGTTACATCTATAAATCCGTACCTGTCCCTGTCTCTGTCCCACTCGGCAACGATGTTCGGGAAAAACTTTATATTTGTGTTCTTGTCCACATAACTTGTGCTTCCATACCCAACGACCCAATCGTAGACTGGCATATCGTTCGACCCGTCGAACACATACAGCGTGAACCGTATAGCTGTATCCGTTGACAGATTAAAACCACCAATGCTTAACTGGTTGATTTCTGCAAGGGGGAACTGTGATGGATCAGGCGTTAGGTTGATGTCGTATCTTGTTTCACTCTCGGTAATCTGTATGTGCTGAATATTCCTTGTTTGGAATTTCAGGGTTGCTGGTTCTGAATTATCAATGATGTATCCAACTCCAGAAATGCGAACGCCATACTCTTTCTTATGCGGAGATACATACATCCCCTTCGATATAACGCTATTTACACCTGCATCAATGCTAGATGATGAACCCGCTATCGAAGTCAGAATTGTGGACTGGGTCGCTTGGTCAGCCCTAGTCGCAAGCCTCTCAGAAACATTGGTATCGCTGCGACCCCTAACACCCTGCGCTGAGTAAGCCTGTGTCGAGAACAAAACCATTAATATAATGAGTATAATTTTCTTCATCTTATCCTCAATCATAGTTAAAATACAGTCCAACATCTTCAGCGCCTACTGCCGTTGTGTCTGTGTATCCAGGTGCGCCAGTAATCGCAAATCCAACGCCTGTTGCAAACCTTATGCTGAAAGCCCCTGTTATATTCGTCGGAGGCATACCAGCAGGAAGGAATAGAACCATAGCTGGGGTATCACTAGCGAGAACGGGAGCTGTTGCCTTATTATACAGCTTTAAATATGCGTCGTTATCGCTCTTATTCCATGCGAGAAGCGTGTTTATTGTCGTGACGGCATTACGCATCAGCGTCTCGTTTGATGTTGCTGTAGATAAGTAAGGATAGTGAGAACTAGTCCCGTATGCTGTAGAAGAGCGTGTATAAGTAACAGCAGAATAATTCGTAGCATAGACAGGGATGGCAAGGTTGTTGTCTGTTACGCTTCCTGAGATCATCCCGAAATCAACACTAACCCTTGAAGCGTCTGACACCCTAACGAAATGAATATTCATGTCAGTTGACGTTGCCACCGTTCCAGTATTCTTGAGCCTGATACGAACAGCATACGTCTTTGTGCTATCGAGCATCCTTGCTGTATTCTTGCGAGCCGTTGATGCTGTTGCCGAGTTGACCGCCTCGCTGTTCCATATCCCAATTTCATTCATTGAGGTCATATAATAGTTATATGCCTGTATCATGTTCGGGTATGTCCCTGTTGGGATTGTTGTTCCCCAAGAAGTTCCTGTTGCCGTAACCTCGGTAATTCCGCTAGACCTTATTGTATACCTATGTGTTGTTGCGGTAGTTCCATCAAAAGCAAACTGCATGGCGTTGGGGCAAGTGCCTGTATACGTCTGTGCGGAAGCCGTTGCAACAACATTTCCATTTGTATCAACTTCAACTATCTCAAATATCGGAAGAAGGTTGGCAACACGTCCATCAGTTGCAGCCCCTGTGTCTGTCAAAGACAACCCAAACGACACCTTAAACGGCATTGTAAACGTAACCTTGGACAAAATAATTGTTTCTGCACCGCTGGTCGTTCCAGATGAAATGCGGAGGTAGCTTGATCCATTCGCCGCACCACCGATGGCAATGCTCTGCCCTGCCCCAGTCTGCACAGTCGTCCAGTTGTTCGTTGTGTCATAGGTCGCAAAGTCATCTCTGAACCTATCCATATACGTTGAAATAACCTGATTTCCTGAAGGTGAAAGATTCCCCTGCTTATCAGACGTTGCCGGATTTATTATCGTCCCAGCAACATTCTTTACCTTCATAGCAGAAAAGTCTGCACAGAAAGCATTCGTTTGGAACATTACCATTAAGGCAATAAGTAAATATCTCATTAACTACCCCTCTCCCAATTCGCCCCGTTGGAAATAAGAACGACCGATCCTTGGTCATACATCTCAAGCGAAGCCTCGCCCCTGATCGTTTGCCCGCCAGTTGTGGCTATCGTTACAGTTCCTGTTCCTGAATTGATTACGTTATATTGTCGGCCAGTTATGCCTACAGCGGTCGGGAGCGTTATTGTCGCAGTATCTGTAACCATAACAGTGTTATGTGTATTTGTCAGAGTTAAATTTACATCCGTTGACACAATGCTAAAACCAACAGATCCGTTGATGTCAATCGTTGACTTAGGGGTTATCGTCCCGACACCGACATTGCCTTTAATATAAGCATTCCCTTCGACATCAAGTTTAGCCCTAGTTATGGCTGTTCCAACACCAACATTCCCAGTAATCAGAACGCCATTCGTCGGCGCAAGCATTGACCCGGCATAAGATGTTCCAATTACCGCACCACCGTATACGTCGAGTTTGTTCATTGGGGATGTTACGCCTAGACCAGTGTTGCCATTTGCGTCTATTGTCATCCTAGTCGTAGATGGAACGTCTATCTTGAACTTGTTTGAATCTGAGCCGTCAATCCTTATTCTTGATGCAAGAACACCAGATGTTTTGAAGTTAAGTATAGGATTAGCAACGACATCACTATCATACGGATTTGTAGGCAATGATGCTTCTGAACGGACAACATTAGATATTCTAAACTCGTCAATATTTTTATCTAATGATGTTCCAGCAAGAACCGCATTACCAATTTCAAGAACGCCAGACTGATTCCCTGTTCCA